ATCACGGTGGCGTCTAGGCTCGCAGGCTCGACACCCATCAGTATCGAAATGGATGCTAGGCTACTCGGCGACACGGTTTCGCTGAAAAAGGAACTGGCGTCGAACGGTTGCCCGCTTGAGCAGCCCGAACTTGTGCATTGGAATAAACTTATGAGTACATGGCTTCAGGAGATACAGAAAAAACGCCAAGTCGGTAACGCCGTATCTCGTCTCGGCTGGATTGAGCAGCGTACCGATGACGAGAATATCAAGATTATTGGTTTCACCGCTGGCACGACTTCGTTCATGGCTAACGGCACGAAAGAGGCCGGTGTGCGGGTTGCATCCAAGTATAGGGAAATTGCCCGGCACTATCAGTGCAACGGTGACTTTGAGAACTGGAAGGAGTCGGCTGATTTCGTCGCTGACCAGAATAACCCCGCTTTCACGACGATCCTCGCTTCTGCCTTTGCTGCGCCGCTGTTTGGATTCACTGGTATGCCCGGTGCCATGCTCACAATCGTCAGTAATGAGTCAGGGCTTGGAAAGTCGTCCGTGCTGAAAACGGCACAGGCGGTCTGGGGGTCCCCGACCAAGGGTATGAACTCCACCAGCGATACCTACCTCTCGATCATCAACAAGACAGCGTTCCTGAAGAACCTGCCGGTGTATTGGGACGAGATACGTGGTGAAGGCGCTCTCGAGAATTTTTACAAGACAGCCTTCGATATTGCACAGGGGAAGGAGCGCACACGCCTTACCACGAACGCTGAGTTGCGTGAAGTCGCTGACTGGAAGACGATGGTCATAGGAGCCAGCAATGAGAGTATCTTCGATTATATGGGCGGACTTGGAGGGGCTTCTGACGCCGCAACAGCGCGAACATTTGAGGTTGAAGTCGATCCCTTTAATGACCCGACTCGGGCTTCGCGTAACGCCATGTTCGGACTGCTGGACTCGAACTACGGACACGCTGGACTTCGTTTTGCAGAATATATCAGTACCAAACATGGGGCTTTGGAGCAGGCTGTTCAGAAAACATATCAAAGTCTGTATGCCGATCACAATTTCCGAGAAGGAGAGAGGTTCTGGTGTGCAACTATCGCTGCCCTTCTAGTTGGTGCAGCTGTTGCGAAAAAGGCCGGTATCGTCTCCATCGACACCAAAACCCTGAAACGGTATCTTCTGGACAGGGTTACGGTACTGCGTACTCGCACAGGTCACTCGCTCGCAGCTGCGTCTGCTCGAGAACTCGTCATCGCTTACCTACAGCAGCACCAAGCCGATATGATGGTCGTTGACCAGTTCCCGAAACCGGGCCGCTACACGAAAGACCCGGTGATCCTGCAACCCTCGAAAACCGGAAAGTTGATGATTATAAAAGGCGAGAACGACACCTACCGCTTCACCGTCCACGACTTTCACAGGTGGCTGAAAGCGTCACACAACATCAGCTTCTCGTCCATCGAAAAGCAGTTCAAGAACGAAATCAGCGGGACTATGATGTATACCATATTTGGTATAGGCGCTAACAGTGACCTGCCCAGAACCCGTCTTTATGAAGTGCAGCTTTAAGGTGCATTAAAGGCCCACTATTAAAATGTCAAAAAATAGAAAATTGAAAACGCAATCTGACGTTACAGGGTGGTCGTCCGACTACTACCAACTGCCCCCCGGTGCCAAGGAAATGCAGGACCTCATCGAGTACCGGGACATGAACTTTGCGATGGCCAACATCTTCAAAGCGTGCTATCGTTACGGCCACAAAGCCAACACCAGTAAGGAATATGATCTGAACAAGATTATCTGGTATGCTCAACGGGAGTTGAAGCGGCTGAAGAAGTTGGATCATGTGGTACGCAACCCTACAAAACCTGAGTAAGATTCCTGTCATCATCGCTGGCGTGGTGGTGGTCCCTGTCGTCATGTGGTGGTTCCGCAAGACCCCCATCAGTGATGTGCCGAAGGTACTTCTTCCTTGGTGTAACCCGGAAGACTGGTACGGCGGTTACAGAGCGTTGCCTGTAGACTACAACTGTGTCCCAGATAACATCTACGATGGCGACCATAGCTTCTGGCGCTTCTGGCAGTACCATGCGTTTCGCAATGGTGGCGACGGCCTCCGCAACTACAGCTGGCACGTATGCAAATATGACCATGAAGAAATGAAACTTGTGTATGAAAACGATAAAGGCTACCGCGTGCAACAGGGTAAGTACGGGTCCATCGGTAGGTACTGGTTCGGCAAGCGGTACTTCACCAAGTATGGCTTTCGCTGCACCCCTAAAGATGTGCGGGAAGGGTACGATCCCAAGAGCTTCCGCTGGAACTACGGCGCTGGCCCTGCTTGGTCGTTTCGCAGGGTAGACTAATGGGCGAGAGAGAAAGAAGTAAGGCGTACTACGAGAAGTACCACGCATCCCCCGAGGCGAAGAAAGATCGTGCTGCCCGCAACAAGGCACGCCGCAAGGCCATACGAGAAGGCAAGGTCAAGAAGGGTGATGGCAAAGAGCTAGACCATAAAGTTCCACTGTCGAAGGGTGGTAGCCGTTCGACTTCTAACACACGTGTAGTAAGCCGCAAGACTAACCGCAGCTACGCACGTGACGCTAAAAATCGTCCAATTTAGGAGAGGACAATGCCGAGTCGCACACTGAGAAAAGAATGGGAACGCAGGAAACAGCCGAAAGCTATGCCTGTAGTCGAGGAACCAGTGGTTGAAGAACCAGTGGTTGAAGTCGAGGAAGTTGTCGAAGACGTAGAGGTTGACAAGGACTAGTCCCATAAGGGTCGCTTGTAGTACTCGAGAATCATTCCCCACGGAATCTGCATGGGTGAAGCAAACTCCTCCTTCTTGCCTTCGTAGAAGTCAGTAGCGAGCACAAGCGTATCGTCGTTCTCCTCGACCAGATAGCCGGTTGTCCATCGGATGACCGGCTTGGTCTTTTTTGCATCTTTCCTTGTGAAATCTTGTGTTTCTATACTCGCATCTTCCCAACGGACCTCTACCACATGGTAGTGTTTCACAGTCGCCATTCTCCGTCGATGATGAACAGCAGGCTACGTTTGCCATTGGCGTACAGAACACAGTGACAGTGCATCCAGCTGCTCGGGCCTTGGTTGTAGTCCAGCCGCAGCGGGGTGCTGGTGCCGGTCTGGTAGCACCCCTCCTCGATGCCGGGGGAGTGGCTATGCCCTATGATGGTCTTGACCCCGATCCGACGCAAGTTCTTTCTGGAACCCCTTGTTCCGTTTGGCCCTTTGTCACCGTGCAGCGACAGTTCGACATTATTTAGCGCAAAACTCTCATCACGTTTCAGACACCTGATGGGAGCGTTCTTCTTCAATCGTTCGACCCAGTACGTGAACGGGTGAGGTACGGCGTTTCCCTGACGGACTTCTCGGACAAGGTGTAGTGCAGTTTCTAGGTAGAACTCCGCATTTTCTGGGTCGCGCCTCCAATCCTGCTCTCGCAGCCACCGGGCTAGGAAATCATCGTGGTTGGAGGCCACCAGAACGCCTGAGCGCCCCGCACAGACACGCGCCAGCCACATGACGTCTTGTATGACTTCATCCCTGACAAGATGGAGGAGGTCCACACGCTTAGCCACCTGAGCAAATGGGTCGTTCTTTGTGTGGTGGTTGGTGGAGCTACCGTCATGGAGGTCGTGAAATACCAGATGTTCGGGGTCAAGCTGCTCCACCATACCCCCCGGCCCGAACGTGACGTTCTCTACCGTCTTGTCCATGACGGCTCGGTGAGTATCGCCGAAGACCAGCGCTGATGCTCTTGGTGCCTTCTTTACATCTGTTGCGTGGTACGCAACATCGAGGTCGATAAACGACCCATCCTTGGTTGCGTTCAGCTGTCTCATACTGAACTTCTTACCGATGATGTCTACTGCGACGGCGGCCAGAGCGTGGTGGAACTCCCCTTTCTTGCCAGCCTTGCTGTCCGTATAGTTCGGCATGGTGACTGCCCCGGTGGTGGTAATGATCTTGGGGTAGCGGTGGGATGGGGTGGCGATGGTTTCGAGTTGCAGTTTAGTGTGTCCGAGGATCGCTGACTCGCCGTGTGTCAGGCTCTCGAACCCCTGCAAGGGGTTGACAGCGGTGGGCTGCGTCTTGATGTCTCCGAGCAGTACAAGGTTCTCATTGAGTTTCTTGCGCTGGTTGTAGAGGTAGGGGCGTAGTTCACTGGCCCACGATTCTAGGTTCTCCTGCGATGCAACCCACTGCGAGGTCGGATTTTTGTACCGGAGAGGAATCACCACCAATTCAGCATCGTTATGCTTGCAGTATGTCAGAAGTGACATAAAGAATGGTTCGTGAACAGGGGTAGCGTTCTGTGCAGCTGTTATGACGAAGCGTTTTACTCCGCCTAATTTGCGGCGAAACTGTGGGTTTTTGTCCGCATCCTTACGGCTGTTACGACCTGAGTACGGTTTGTTGGGGTCGGTCGTCGAGTAGCAGTGCAGGCGATCACCTGTGGTGCCACGACAATTCCAACGTACCTTGCCTGACTGCGCCTTGTTACCTCTGCGAAGGGTTTGATCTCCGCACTTGGGGCAGGTCTTGTAGTACTGGGTCCGACCTGATTTGTCCTTCCGTTTAACGGTAGGGTTCGCCATAACCGGCGTAGAGTGCTGCTTTCTTCTCATCTATCGCTGCTCCATATCGCTCGTATTGAAGTTCACGCTCGAGTTTGCCCTTCAGGTTGCGAAGGAGCGCAGACCGGGTGATCGCTTCCTGTGGGAATGAGCTGTTAAACTCAACGATCTGATCTATGATCGCACGACGCCCGGCTGCACTAGATGTACGAAAGTCTTTCATCAACCTGATTTTTTGCTTCCGTACGTAGGCTTCTTTATCTTTGATTGCTGCTTGCCCTTCGTAGAATTGTCCAATAGCTGTTGGAGTAAATCCTACTGCCTGCAATGCCGTCTCGTAAAACCCTAGCGCACTGGTGTCGAGCACAGTGTCACCGGAGTTGTTCACCAAACCCTCGGACGCAAACCGGCCAGCCCGGAGAATGTCACGAAGGAATTTGGGGGAGAAGACTTCAAGGCCCTTCATTATGTCGCCGCTACCCATGTACTGTATACCCCTACCAAACGTCAGAGCTTGGTTGACGCTCGCACCTCCGAAGGATGAGAGCAGTGAACCAGCCACCGACTCAGGGGTGTCACCTCGCAGGTCGATGAAGAACAGGGTTCCCAAAGACATGCGCGTAGAGAGATCAATGCCCAGCCCGGCGGGTAGCCCCTTGCCGAGCACTGTTGAAACAGTTGTACCAAACAATTCGTTCATCGCCGAAGTAGTGACCCGGTCGAAGGTCGCACCGCTGAGGGCGTTCTGCCACGTGTAAGGCTCGTCTTCATCGCCCAGCGCCATCATCGCCAGACCGAAGGCCATCTTGATCGGCTGCAACGTCACACCCAGTGCGCCAGCTACGGCAGCGTGGGTACCGAGAACGCCACCGAGAATCTTGGCGGCGTCCTTGTCGCCCTTCAGAGCTGCTGCCGTGTTGCGGATGATGTGTGCGTAGATGTGCTGCGACCACTGCATGAACTGGAACACGATTGGGAAACGCAGGAACGCGGGCGGCTTGTTGGCCGTCGAGTAGTCAAACTGCGTCTGCGATACCATGTCCTCGGCGTACTGCGTGGCCGCTTCTCGTGCTGCTTCCTCGCCTGCCCCCCCGTTCTTCTGGCGGGCGTACTCCAAATCGTAGGCAGCGATAGCCGTCAGAACGCGGTTGTTCACTTCGACCATGTGCGCCATCGCACGTGACGCATCCATCGCCTTCGTCGTCCACGACTCCTTGCCCGTTGCGATCTCTCGCAGCTCCGTCAGCGGGGAGACTTCCAACACGCTTGTCTTACGTAGCTTGTCAAGCATCTCGAGGTGCTCGTCCGCACGAGCGTCGTTGGCCTTGAGACTATCACGCAGCTGATCGAAAACGCCGAAGGCACGCTCGGCAGCGAGGTTGCCTTTCTTCAGCAGCGCCAGACCACCCTTAGACTCTTTTATCTGACTGAAGATCGGGTCTTTGATGAGGGCTTGCGCTCCCTTCATAGCTGCGAAGGCTTGGCCCCAGCCGTGGCGACCTCCCATCGTGGGCAGCGACACCATCCACGGCTGCGTGCTGTTAATCATGTGGTAGGAAGCACTGGTCAGCATGTAGAACTGGGTCAGAGCGATGCCGCCCCGCACAGCCTTGTGGAGCTGTACTGGGTCGGTCATCTTCTCATCACGTGTCTTCAGCGTTTCGTACACGTTGTCCAGTTGGACGCGAGACATCTTGCTCGCGCCCTGTCGGTAGTCCTTCAGGAAGTCACGCATGTCAGACAGCCCCTTCGCCATCTGCCAGCCATGCTTCAGCTGTGACCTGTAGTAAGCAGACTGGCGAGCGTAGTTGGCGAAGTTGCGATGCTGCGTGAAGTAGTCCACACCCCGGCGGTTCTGTCGTTTGATTTCTCTCTTACGGAACGACTGATCGGAAAGCGACTGCAAGTAGAACTGCTTGATCGCGTTTTGTGCAGCTGCATTATCCGACAGCGTTTCAAGGATGCTGGACAGCGCTGCGTTCGAGGTGATCGCCGACTCTCTCGGCATCTCTAGCTTGCGTCCGACATCTCCAACCCAGTCGTAGCCTTCGTCTACCAGCTGTTGGCGTTTCTCCATCACTTCGGTGATAGTCTCACCCATGACGAAAGCACTCTCCGTGACCTGCACGCTCCACCGTCCATCACTTTCCTCACGTGTGTTGACAGAGTAGGTCGGGTCTTCAAGACGCTGGTCGGCTGCGTACTTCCGTGCAGCTTGGCTGTCCTTAAAGTACTTCTTGTCACGCATGGTCTTGGCGTAGACAGCGTACTCCCCGTAGCGCATGAGGGGGAAATAGACCCCCTGTTTCATGGCCGGTACGTTAGCCACCCGTTGTATGAACTTGGCGAGGTTTGCAGCATCTTCACCAAGGAACTCACCGAACTCAGCCAAGATTTCTTCCTGCGTGCTGAACTTCAGGATGTTCGTCTCGTTGTACTTGCGGTTGAACGTCCCAAGGTCCATCGTCTCACCGGCTCCCTTGGTGACGACTCCGCGTACGGCATTGAGCATCATCAGGCCGGTTTCTTGTTCAAGCGATGACTGGTAGTAGTCTGTAACCTCTGCCCACAAATCCTTGTAGTCTTGCGGCAACGCTTGGTACCGGGCACGCAGCTCACGATACATAGTCGGCTGAGCCTTTGCAGACTTCTTGTTCCTCTCATGCCCAGCGACCTTGCTCGGGTCGAGCGTGTGCATGGTAGCTTCAGTAGCAAGCTGACTGAAATCGTTAGCTACCTTAACACCGTGCTTCTGCTCGAACTCTGACCATTTACGTGACAGGCGTTCAGGCATCTGCATCAGTTCATTGTTCATGGAGTTGCGAGCGTTGAACGCATCCATGTACTTCGCCAGTGGACCTTCTTTCCCGCCGAAGTACTGTTCATAACGCTCACGCAGCTGGCGCATGGAGTGGAACGCATGGCTCAACTTGCCACGCCCGAAGATTGTCGCGCCTTGTGTTGCAGCCGTACGTGCTCGGTTTTCGATGTCGTAGGTCATCTTAGCTCTGTTCCAAACCTCACGAGCTTTATTACCTAATGCTACGTCTCCGTGATATAGGTCAGGGGCGTTGGGGTTGTCTAACTCAGCATACTCGAATAGTTGCGGCTGCAATTCCATAACCATATCGAAAGCTGAAATTTCGTAGTCCCCCACCCAACCAAGTAACTGCTTGACCAAGTCTTTGAACCGGCTCCACAGAGACATCCGGCTATCAAGCATAGTGGTCTTAGCTGCCTGCTGCATAGCTTCGTTCGAGAACATTTCTGCTACGAACTCATCGACCTGATCCTGCGGGCGCAAACCATACGGCAGTTTACCAACAGGGAACTGCTCCATGAGTTTTTGGCGTACTTCACTCTGGACATCTGTCATCAGTGAACGAAGCGTCTGGTTGCGTTGCAGGCTTTCCTGCGTAGCAGCGTGCATCAGCTCGTGTAACGTGACACGAGCCAGCTTGTGTCCAGACATTCCATCCTTACGTGCAAGGATTACACGGCGATGTTTGCCACGGTAAACACCATTAGTGTCGGGGTTCTTGATGAGATTAGTCCAATCCCAGCGAACCGTAACATCGCTTAGGTCCAGCTCAGCCAGTTTGCGAGCAGTAATCCCTAGTGCGCTGCGTTCAGGCAGTGAGCTGATGAGTGACTGAAGTACAGTATTGGCCCCGCGCAAACGGTAGCGATCATTCAGCAAGTCGCCAAGCTGATTACCTGCATCGTCGTATGCTTGACGATGGCTGTTTATATCTTTACGAGCCTCTTGTACGTATTCTCCGTACGGTCGCATATCTTTTTTACCACCCGGTTCCCAATGGTATTTACTCGGGTCATAACTGTTTGCGTATCTGGTCAACGCTGGCGTTGCTGCTAGTACAACATCCCAAATGGTGTCAAGGTTTTCGTCAGTCTTAATACCGAGAATCTTAAACACAGCTTTCTTGAATTCATCCCACAGCCAGTTCTTCTTGTTGAACTTGGTAGCCTTTAAGAAATCTTGAAATTCAGGATTTGAAAATGCTTCAGCAACAAACTCATGTGGATTGGTAAAACCGTAGGGCTTGTCTTTTGCGGCTTTAACTATTACTTCAAAGTCGTCACCGACCTTGTTGATGTAAGCAATTTTATTCGGCTCTTGTAAACTTATTTCAGCTGTAAAAATTTCAGCGAGTTCTTGCTTTGATGCTACGTCACTAAACTTCCTTTGCTTAAAGAACTTATCGTTAATAAGAATGCGTTCCAGAATTTTTCCGGTATGTTGTCTTCCCCACGCTTGCTGCCCCTGCTGTATTAGTTCATCTATGATAGCCTCAGCCGTTTGACTGCGATCTATAGATTCTACTGTTGCTGCATGGGCAATTTCATGGAGTACTACCTGTAGAAACTGGGCGTCAACCAAATCTTTATTCGTTTTGCTTAGCGCTTCTTCTCCGTAGAAATACTCAAAGTCAATGTCTACTCGCCCTGACTCATTCCAGTAACCACCGACCGCGTACTTCATCCCCCACGCATATCCGAGGCCGATACCACGGGTGACATCTACGCTGCGTAATTGTCTAGCGACCTTACCCAAGGGGTCAGACGAAGGTAGAGTCTCGATGATTATGTCGAGTGCCTCGTTAAGCGAGATTCTTGAGTTTGAATACTTGATTTTCTCATGCAGTTTGTTAGCTGCTGTAGTGTATACCCGTTTAGGCTTAATGTTTTTAAGCAAAAAGCCCGGTAGCTTTTTGTATACCCACTCAGATTCGGTATCAGCAATAGCTGTACCGGCAACGCTACCAGCGTAGCGCCCGACCTTACTTTCGTGCCTGTATAGGGGTTTGGTGTATGACTTGCGGATGGAGGCCATGCGACTGCGGGCTTCCCTCTTAGTCAGTATACCGTCGTCCAGCGCTCGTGCAGAACGACGGAGGCTAATCGTCGGACGGTCAGGTACTTTAATAGTCACCATCTGTGCGCCGACGTTGGTCAGGAAACCCTCTTTCTTTAGGTCTTCAAGCAGCTTTAGCTCGGCATCAACCAGCTTATCTCTCGTGGTCTTCGGGTTGTCCACGATCTTACGGAACCGTGCAAAGATGGCTGATGCACGGACATGCTTGATCGAGTCCAGCTCCTCTTTAGCGATGAACTGATCTTTCTCCGTACGCTTCTCACGCTCAGCGATGCGCTTGTCCAGCTCCCCTTCAGGACGCCTGTATGTAAGGGTGACAGGTTCGTAAGGTTTATCCGTCTCACGGCGTACGACTGTCCTGTCCATAATGATCGGGTCGCTACGGCGAAAACGGTTCATCAGGTGAGCGTCTTTCGGGGTGAAGTCGAACTCGCCGTCAACCTCATTGACGATTAGCGTATTGTTTTTGAACTTGAAGCCGAAATCTTCCAGCACCCGTCGCAGCGGCAGGTAGAAGTCATCTTTCTTGCCCTGCGCTCGGTAGTTGTCTAGTACCCACTTGAGGTTTGCCGCTTCAGCCAGCGTCGGGTAGTACGTACCCTTGTTGTTCCAGTACGACTCGTGGAACTTACGGATGATCGGCTTAATGAACTGCTTGTAGTCGCTGTCTTTGACCCACTTTTTCTTGGCCTCGTGCAGCCGGTTAGCAGCCTCGAGTTTGTCATTGAAGTTGTTGACCTGCTTTGCAATCGTAGCGAGGTCCTTGCCCATATCCTTCGCATTGATGATGAGGGTCTGACGAGCAGCGTCGGCGAAGACAGTTCCAAACAGACGGTCAGAGGTCTTACCGGCAACACGTTTTAGGCCAGTAGATATTTTACTAGCCAGCTCCATAGCAGGGTCGTCTGTCCTACGGCTCTCAACTACAGCCTGCCCTAGTTCAGCCAGCGACTCAGCCCACCAGATACCCATGACCTCATCCTGCCCGAGTTCCGTCAGGTTGCCGTACTCATCAGTCTCAGGTGCCACAGCCTTCAGACGTTTCAAGGCACCCTTCAGGTTGTCCGACAGATCGGTGTATATCTTTTTGGCTTTCTCAGCCCGAGCCTTCAGCTTGTCAGCACCTTCTTCGTACTTCTCTGACGAGGAGGTCAACGGGCCACTGCGTACAGTCGTACGCCGGATGCCGCCACCCTTCTTGTTAGTGACGTTGGTGACGATGTATGCGCCTTTAGCCCGTGCTTCCGTGCCAGCGCTATTTCGCATACTGACTACGGCCCGCATAATCTCTTTGATCCTCTCGGAGCGAGTTGTGATTTCTCGCTTCATTTCAGAGATGCGGCCATCGCTAAGACGTTTGTTGGTGGACTGCCGCCACCGTAACGCATCATCGAAGACGTTGTTCAGTTCAGATTCGGTCAGTGCTTCCAGTTCTTTCTTCGTCGTTTTCATGTCGAAGCGGTAGACCGGGCCTTCCAGCGTATCGCCGATGGGCTGGTCCGAGTCGTCCTTGGTACGGGGGGCGGTAGCCTCCACCATAGCGGCGACGTAGGTATCTTCCTCAGCGTCTTCTGCTATCTTCGACTCACGGAAGTCTGCTAACTGCTGCTGTGTTTCAGACAGGATTTCCGCTTCCATCTTCTGTGCATCGGTGGGCATCTCGATCCCGAGGCGCTCAGCGATCTTACGTTCGTTGTAGGACAACTGTGCAACAGCTGCCTCACTTGTGTATCGAGCTTCGCGGACAGCCTTCTCGACCTTACGGCGGGGATTCGACCCCTCCCGTACCTGCTCGATCTTCTTCAGGGCTTTCTTTTTGTCTCGGTTAGCCTTGGAGACAACAGTCCCACGAAACTCAAGCGGAATGACCGCCTTGTTCTTAGCGATGAAGTCAGCCTCGTAGAGAGCCTGCCACGCATCGGTGTAATCCTGCTTCAGCTGCTTGTTCTTGAACTCGTAGCTGTCAGGCGGGAAGAACCCGTCGATAGAGCGAGCCTGTTCTTCATCCATCTGCTTAGCGGCGAGGCGTAGGAGGTTCTGTGCAGCTTCCTCTCGAGTACCGGCCTTAGCTGCCGCTTCAGTCATATCCTGACGCTCATCGAACGGTACACGCCTGCGTATTTCGTCAGCTACCTTTTCACCTTCTGTCTTATACGTAGCCTTTCTCTTTCGCTTGGCAAGCTCAGCCTTCTGTTCATCCTGAGTAGGCTTGGTCTTGCGCTTCGGCATAGTGCGTATCGGGGTGACAGTAATGCGGGCATCAGCTTCAGGCTGAGCCAGCTGGTACTCGTCGGCCAGCTGATCTGCATATTTGTTCGCTCTCCTTACGTCGCTGAACGTGCGGTCTTCAATGACCTGCCCAGCATCATCAGTGAAACGCACACGGTGACGACCAGTACCCGTGCGAGGTGTGCCGCCCGGCGTACCCTCTGGTTCTGGTTCAGGCTCAGCAAACAGGTCGTCAGCAGCCATCATCTCCCGGCGGGCTATAGCTTCTTCAGCCGTCAGTACACGTGTCTCACCCCCCATCTCCTCCTGCACCTGTTGTGCTTCTTCGAGGGTGGACACCAGCGTCTCTTGCTCGACGCCTCCGTTCTCTCCGATCTTCTGTACAGCAAGGCGACCGTCGATCGGCTTACCAGTACCAGCCCCGGTGATCTCACCGAGGATGGCTTGCAGGTCTTCGGGGTTGCTGTTCGCCAGCGCCTCCATCCACTGGTCGGCAGTCTCCTCATCCTTGAAGATCATGTCACCGCCACGACCATCAAAGTCCTGCACCATCGGGAAGTCCCCAAGGATGGCAGGATCAACCTCTTGCTCGGCAGCGAGATAGACGCCATCACGCATACCCCGTGCCAACTGATCCATCTGTGCCGAGATGTCTACCTGCGGCTCGGGTATTGGGGCGTCATACATCTCTGTACGCCTGTTACCAAGCGTACGTTTCTCTGGGCCGGGCAGCATCTCCTGCTGTTCCGGAGCCATCGGGTCTTCAGCAGGTACAGGACGGGTGTTAGGAGCTGGTAACCCACCAGTCGGAGCAGCCCTCGGGAACATCTCAGTCTGTATGTTCTGGCTGGGATACTCCTGCTCCCGCTGTGGGTTAGTCTGGAACATATCGTCCATCTTCTGATCGGAACGGATGTTCGCCTGAATAGCCGCCCGGATAGCCGGATCAACGATGTTTTCCTCTTGTGCAGCGGCGGCCTGTCCAGCCACGTTACCCACGTAGTTGCCCTGCTCGTCGAACAGCTCGTCCGGTATGGCGAACATATCCTCCTGCTGCGTGATAGGGCCTGAGCGCTGCTCCTCACCGAAGTCGAGGGGTAGTGCCTGCTGTGGCCCTCGGGGACCACCACGGCCCGGCGTGAAGGCACTGGGGGCGTCTGGCGTGTCCAGCTCTGGGGGCGTCTGCTCCTCCTGCCGACCACGCCCGAGTATACCGCCGACGCCACCACCCATGATGGCACCGAGCAGAGCGCCCTGTGCGTAGGACTCGGCCACACCTTCCAGCAAGTCCCGGTCACCATCGTAGACAGCGGCGGAGATGTTGCTGGCTATTTGTTCGATAGATTCCTGCGGGCCTTCTTGGATAAGGCCCTCTGATATTGCAGTTCGACCGACGCGCTGGCCGAAACCAAGGCCAGCCGCATCGTCAAAGACAGGTGCGAGGTATCGACCAGCGGCAGCTGAAATTGCTCCGACAGCGACACCGCCGACAACGGGTGCCATTCCCTGCGCTTCACGTATAAGGTCGGCTCGCGCCTGTGTTTCGTCACCGTACTCCTCCATCAGTTGTCTGAAACGGAACGACTCAGCCGACAGCTCATCAGCTGACATCTCGTTAATGCCGTCAGCGATCTCGTTCTGTATAGCACCCAGTGATATACCCGCCTCGGACGCGCTAAGGTACTGGATTCCCTTGCCCATCGCACCGGCCCGCATCATTATCGCGCCGGGTACCAGTGTAGCGAGCAGGGAGGGTGTCTGTTCTATAACCTTGTATGCAACAGCCTCGGCGACATCGAGAGGGCTTCCACGCCAGATAGTCCTGTCGGGGTCGAGAGTCAGCAGCTCCCGGCCCACCATGTCCATGACCTCCGGGTTCATCCGGGCGTAGACGCTTTCGCGCCACTGGGCCAGATCGTCCCGCACTCCTTGCAGGGCTTCGGTAGGGCCTTCCCACCCGAGCCGTCCTGTGGTCTGCCGGGTCAGGTACTCAGCTGCACCGACCAGCGGTTCGGCCACGACCTTCGAGGCACCTGTCTTGAGCAGGCCAGAGATAGCACCCTGCTCCTCACCCGGTGGAGACAAGTCACGAATAGGAACCGCTCGACGCGGGGATGCAGTAGGAGCAGCGTCTTGTATATCCAGCGCACGGCGACGAGTCTGCCCGATTAGCTCGTCCGGGGCAGTTTGTGCTATCGGGTCATAGTCTGGCGTTGGCCCGAACAGTTCCTCGTAACGCTCCTTGAAAGTTGCCATTATTCATCACTTTCGGCATTGGACAGTCCATAGCTCTCTAGCAGCTGTGGTAGCTGGTTGTTTTCGTAGGCTACCATCACTTCTTCGATGATCTCACCCTGCAACATATCGTAATTCAGGTATAGCGCTTCCATGACACGTGTGAGGTATCGTTGGGTCTGTGGATCAATGCCTTCAAGCAGTCCGGACTCTGCTACGTAGTCACGGAGAGCAGCAGAGTTACGGTCCATGTCAGTGCGTTTGCGACCGCCCCCTCGTCCAGCGTTATAAGCGCCGACAAGATCAGCCTCGGAGCGATTGAGCGCTGCTCGGCCCATACGGTCACGATAGATGTTCTCGCTCTCAGCCTGCGGCTTCTCCATCTCGTAGTATTTACGGAGGTCTTGCTCAAACTCACGCCAGTCTTTCGTCCACGTACGGAACGCATCCGGATTGGTCATGTTCTCCATCATCACGGCCAGTCGCTCACCAGTGATTAGCATGGGAGCGCCGGTAGATTCGCCGGTCTGCTCGCTGGCACCCATCGCTACGAGAGCGGGCTGCCCCTGCTTGTCCTTGGTTATGCCAAATCTGACATCAACTCCGTTCGGGAAGTACTGGTACGCAGCCTTGAGCGCCATCGCTGCCCGAGCCGGATCACCAGCTGCGAGCATCTGTAGAGCCTGTGTGCCGTAGTTGAGGAACCCTTTCTGCTGCATCGAGGTGACAGCATCGTGGGCTTCAGGGAGAGACATACCCTGCATCAGCATACTCTCGACACTGGCGGCACGGTAGGCTACCCACTCCTCGGTGTTCATCGTCGGCATCTCACCCGGATCGGTGATCGGGGCGTCGGCCAGCTGGTTCGGGCCACCCGTTACTTCGGGGGCTTGGGGTGCAGCGGGCGGCTGGACAGCAGCTCTTGGCGTTGCCGCCTGTGGCTGGGCAGCTACCGATGGTTCTTGCTGTGTTGGACGTGCAACGTCAGAGCTACGGATAGCTTGTGCTTGTGCTTCATCACGTCCAAAGCCAACCATATCCAAAGCAGCATCGCCGACATAGTTACCGACGCCGATAGCACGAGCGCCTAAATCCTTTAGGAAGATTTCAAAATCAGAATCGTCCTTATCCACCATCAAGGCTTCTGGCATGGTGTACTCTCGGCGCATCTGTTCAGTATCAGTAAAACCCCCTCGGACCGCACCTTGCGCCCCAGCTAAAGCGCCGCCTACACCAGCACCAGCACGCGCTAGCCGAGCCGCCTTACCCGCCACACGCTTACCAGTATTAAGTGCTTTACGTGTACGGCTCGGATTCTGTCGAGCGTTCATACGGTCACGGGTCTTCTGATCGAGTTCGCGGTCTAGCTGAGATTCTGCTGAGCCGGGGTTGGGACGGCGAGTTCGATCCATTGCGTCGAGCTGTTCTTCGACGGACCCACCGTTAGCCATCTTCCTGACTGGCCCGCCATCAGCGGCGGCCATCAGCGACATGTCATCGGTGTTACCCTGCATACCCATCGAGGAGCCTTGTGCTCCTTGGGTCATATCTTCGATGGCCGCTTCGTTGGACTGCACCGGGGAGGTAGGGGCATCCATAGACCCGCCGCCGAAGCCAGTGTTGTCTTTGAAGTTCTGCCACAGCTTGCGGGGCTTGAAGAAATCACCGAGCTTGAACCCGTAGGGGTCTTGGTCCGCCTCGAACTGGGTGAAGTCACGGGGTGCCAGCCCCTTCAGCTCACGGACCTTGTTGATGTCCATTTGCTTGCCTTCAATCGCCATCGCTTGCATCTTGCCTTCTTGGTCAAGCATCCGGTCAATCTTCTTGTTGCGGAGCGACTGCTGCCGGTGGGTTATACCACCTTGCAAACCTTCAACGAATCCGCCCAGTGCTGAATTACCCGCCATTAGATCGCTCCTCTGCGCTGTTGTGACGCAGGTGTGTGGTACTTCTCGAGCAGCTTATCGAAGAACTCCTCGCCCTTCGCCCGTACAACGTCTGCCGGGATGACATACTCGTCTTGTGACAGCATGGCCGGGACACGGTCATCCACGCCCGAACCATCGCCCGGCCCATCAACCGGCCCATCAGCCGTGTACGGCGCTGCCGGACCACCGACAGGGTTCTCTACCTCGCCACCGTCTGCCATGAACATACCAGCTATACCGCCGATACCTTGTAGCATACCGGCTGTCTGCTGCTGTTGAGCGTTCCATGACTGCATCTGATTACCAAAGCCCTGTGACAGAATGTTGGCGTTCTGGTTATAACCTTGCAACGCCTGTCCAGAGAAGCCAAGGCTGGACTGTACAGCGTTTGCGCCGGAGGCTGTGGTGTTGAGTGCATTACCTTGTGCGGCAGAGCCAGCATTCACGGCCTGACCATAGAAGCCAGCGGCGTTGGACAGTGCGCCACGGCCAAGGTTGATGACGTCAGACTGCAAGGCCCGGCCAGTGTCCTCGACACGGCGGTCGGCCTGCGTAGCGGCACCAGCCATTGCTGCGGCCTGTGCGGTGCGTACACCGACATCCAGTGCAGCGTTGCGGGTCTGCGACGGATCGACACCATAGGACTCAAGCCTCGACAAGGCATTACGGCGCTGTGCATCAAACTGTGTGTTGACGTCGGCAAGGGCGCGGGCGCGTTCCTGTGCGCGGCGCTCCGGCGTGTCGTAGTTCTTCGCTTCCTCTGCCCACTGATCCTCGAATGGGCGGAACATTTCTTCGTAGCGCTGGCGGTCAGCCGATGCAGTTTCAAACTGTTCCTGCATGGCCGGGAGCTGTACGTCCAACACCTGTTGGAGTAGCTCTCGGTTCATGGTGTCTTGTTCTCTAGACCATTCAAGCTGCTCTCTAGCAGTTTGCTGTTGCATCTCCGCAATTTCTTTCGACGCTTCAGCGCTGGGTCCAAGATCAGGTGGCGGTGGGGGCGAACTGCAACACATGTCTCAATCCTCTAACTTCTTTGAGAAGTACTCTGCGACCATCCGGTAGCCGCGCTTCTCCAAAAACGGGCGGATGTCCGGGCCGCCCACTGGTGACTTACTGGTCATGCCTACGTATTTGCAATTCAGCTGGCGCAGGCCGTGTTCCGCAAAATTCAATAGCCTCGGGGCCAAACCCAACCCTCTCGCTTCTGGCTTGATGTAGAGACAATCCTCACGGGCTGTGTACACACGTTGGGTATGAAGGTCCCGAAAGACATAGTACTGGATATAACCAACTAATTCCATGTTTTTCCGTACCGTGAATACAACGTACCCGCCATTCTCCTCAAGACTGAACAATCTTACGTAGTCAGGGTCGTAGGGATCGTCGAGGTAGGCTTCCTCGGTTTCGGCGTAGTGTGCTTTGTGAAGGGGGGCGATCTCGTCAAGGATTTCTGACATTTTCTCGATGCCAATGGAAATGTCGTCCTCTATGTATGGCTGAATGCCGCGATACTTCATTTGATAAACCTTTGTAGGTCGTGCCAGAACAGCTTGAAGAACGTCGTTACAGCAGTAAGGACAAGTAGAATAGCCCCAACGGTCCCTCGATACCGCTCCAAATCCTTTTCCATAGCGTCGAGTTTGTCCTCAATACGCTGCATACGACCATGCCTCTCTGAGACGATGGCGTCGATATGGTCAACTTCGGCCTCGATCCTCGCAACTCTTTCGTGGAGTTCGACGTCTTGTTCATAGGTCATTGCCCTCTTGTCATAGGTCATTGCCCAGCCTGCCGTTCTAGGTACTCAAGGAATTTGCCAGAGAAAGCATCAACCTTTTCTTCGATACGTGCCTGACCTGCCTCAAGGGTTTCAAGTTTAGTCGAGTTTGCAACAACAGTTGGGTGGCTACCGGGGTCATCCGCCAGCTCACCCATCCGTCTCTCAACTTCCGTGTTGATCCAATACGTGCCGACTGTACCGAACACCGCAAGCAGTGCAATATATTCACCTACTTTTCTGGCGACCGATTTAGCTGACTCTGGGATCACTTGTATTTCTCCAAATCTGTTAATGCTTCTTGTGCGAACTGACGTTGTTCAGCTTCGTACTCTGCCTGCTCCCTAGCAATCCTCGCGGCGCGAGCTGCATCCCTTTTTCGCTGCTGCTCAAGCTCATCCAGCCTAGTAGCCAGATCGCTGTGCTCAGCGCCAGATACTACCTCGTGCGCTTCAATCCGCTCCGCTGCATATACCGCAACTTCGTCGTCCTGCGGGATAGCCGCGAGGCGTTGTTCCAGCTCGTTTACACGGGCCAGCAGCATGTCGTAGTTATCGTTTTTCGGTGCTTCGTATACCGCAACTTCCTTGCGATTACCAAACTCAAAGCTGACGCCAACCTTTACAATGTTTTCATCGCCAGCGCGAGCGATACCGGCTTTCATTGCGACACCGTCTTCATTCATGTAGGCATAACCAAAACCAACACCGGACCTACCATCTACTCTTGTACCTGTAGCAGTAAGGCGATGTCCACGATCTTGTGGTAGGTCAATGTCAAGTGCTGCGGATGCAGCCATGTAGTCAGTGAAGCGACCAAAGCGGTAGCTATACGACTCATCAATCAGCTTTGTGACTCGTGTATAGTCCACGACGCCCGGCTCACCTTGTGGACCCGGAGGACCAGCAGGGCCGGGAGGACCAGCAGGGCCGGGAGGACCAGCAGGACCCGGAGTACCCGGAGGACCAGCAGGACCCGGAGGACCAGCAGGACCCGGAGGACCAGCAGGACCGGGTTCACCACAGCCTACTTCGACAAAAACTGGATGGTCGCATTCGCCGTCGTTGTTGCCACCTGCAAATGTAGCGGTGCTGAGAATAAGTGTTGCGATTGTGAGTACAATCTTCATATCAGCTCATCCAGATCGTCAAACAAGTCTTCATCAGCAGCGTGGTCCTTGATGGGAGACTTAACTACGATGGTGGCTTCGGCGACTTCCTCGTCTACCTCATCGGGTAGCGGGGT